TTGGAAGTGTTGAGTTCATGGTGGTAACGTGCTGCATAGAACAGAAGTGCTGAGCTGGCAATTGCACAGCCACCTGAGATGAACCATTCCTTCACCAAGGCTGCGGCCACAGCGTTGAGGAGAAGGGCTAGACCAAACCACAGTAGCATTTCAACTGAGAAGCGGTCGTCATCTGTTGTCACTGACTTAAGCATCCGGGCGATCATTATTCCGAAAAGAATGAATAGTGAACTGGCTACGAGGATGCTGGCGGGAATTGTCATATAGTCCTTCGGAACGTAGTAGCCTTTCGGCTTCGAGGCATTGAAGGCAGAGAGGATAGCCCTGGGCGAGGTGTTCACCACCCCGCGCCAGGGCTTCCTCCTTATCGATACGCAGGTCTGGCAAAGACAAACCACAGAGGGTCATTGGGTACCTACGCCACAGGAGATGAAGCGGTGGTAACCAACCTGCGCCGATGATTGGAGAGTTACGTGGGAGTTTCTTGGTCAACCTTCTGTAGCCACGCTGTTCTCGGCGTTGGGTGGGAAGTTGTTGTAAGACGGGCACGCCTCACTGGGATGGCCGAATCCCAAACAAGGTGAGTGCCGTTGGCGAGGCAGCCGTTGCAGACGCCGCCTGCGGTGCAGAGGAGTTGTCGTGTTTTGTTCAGCGGGCAGGGTTCTGCCACTAGAACGTACTCGTCATGTTTCATCTAACAAGTCTCCTTACCAGTTTCGGAAAGAACGAGTTTCGTTGTACTGGTTCTTGTCGATGATGACGTTGGAGAGGTTGATGTCAAGGTTTTGGGCGAGGTCCATTACCCGGATCACGATGTCAGCCAGCTCGGCAGCGAAGCCATCGGGCCTGCCATTTTCGTCGTACTCAGAAGTGAGGAGTAGTTCATTGATGGAGTCGACTTCACGGCAGTAGCGTTGTGCCTCGACTACTTCCTCCATTACCAGGCTGAGCTTCATGACGACATCGATCAGGGGTGGGTTATCTTCACACAGCCGATAGATGGCTTCGTGGTGACCGTGTGCCTCGGAGATGTCCCAGGCGGTTTGTTGGAGTTCACTGAATTCGGGCATTACGCGGTTCCTTTCACTACACGGAGATGATTAGTGGACTTATTGGTATTCTTGTTCTGGATCGCCTTGTAATACAAGATGCGAGCTTCTGTACGACTGATCCCGGCTTCGAGGATTTGGGTTCGATACGCCGAGCTGTGGTCGATGTTGGGGGAATACAACAATGAACCGGTGTTGCGGTCGATGACTCGATCCCTGTCCGAGCTGCAACGGTCACAGCGTTGTGAGGCTCGGATACCTGACTTGATTTCCTGTCGGACCCAGGGTCGAGTGGGTGCTACTTCCCAGGCGTGGCCTTCGGCACGACAGTGAAGCAGCTCGAGGTCGATGTTCTTCTTTCTTGGCATGGAAGTTTCCTTTCCTTACTCGGCTGTGATTTCTTCGACGGTAAATCGGAATGGTTGGACAAGATCACCAATGGTCTCGAGCCAGAAGTGACCGTGCTGTAGGAGACTGACAAGATCGCCCTCGTCGAGTTTGATCTTGAACCGGAACATCACAGTGTTCTGGACTGGGAAGTCCTTTGGAGGTTCGACCACCATTACTTCGGTAGGTTGAACCTCAAACGGGTACTTCTCGCTGTGGACGACCTTGCGAGCGCAAAGACTGCCGTCATGCGCCCAATTCATTAGGTCATCGTCCTCGACTATTGTTGGTCTCATCTTTTCCTTTCGTTGTATTGTTGTTCTGTGTTGTGTAGCCAGCGCCGGTATTCGGCGTTGCTGAGAAATCCTTGTTGTTCATCCGAAGAGGGCTCATCCGAAGAGAGTTTGTTGGCTGAACCTTTTTTCGATGATGTCGATGTATTTCTGGCTGAGTTCAGTTCCTGCGCCAATTCGTCCCATGCTGGACGCCACTCCAACAGTTGTTCCGCTACCAAGAAACGGATCGAAGATGGTGTCTCCGGCATAGGAGTATAGACGTATGAAACGTCGGGCAAGCTCCTCGGGGAAAGTGAACGGGTGTCCATACTTACGGCCGGTGCGATCGGCAGGAATATCCCAGACGGGCTCCATAAGCCATCCGTGTTCTCTCGAACCCAGTTCAGAAGCATCTCTGATGTGTTGTGGATAGTCACTTGGATCTTTCCTCCGCTGGCTGAACTGTAGCGGTTTCTGGAACACTAGACAGGGCTCATACGTATTTCCAGAGAGAATCCCCTTTGGATATGGCCAACTCCCGCTGGGCGGCGAATATGAAGCTCCTTTTTGCCAGATGTATGTCTCTCGAAGTACGAATCCAACCTTGAGGCACCGATTCGTGACTTCACATACATTTGGGACCATACCTTCCGCTCCGGTGGGGATATCGTAAATGTTAACGACCATCCGTCCGAGATCTTCAAGTAGTCGATAGCAAACCGTCCAGACATCTTCGAGAAAGTCGTGGCATTCTCCGAAGTCGTCAACGTTTGGGAAAGTTGCATATTCGTCCTCGGGCTGTTCGACGCCCGGATACGGAGGACTTGTGAAAACAAGGCTGACGGTGGATCGCTCAATATGATCGAGGATATCCAGGCATGATCCATGCCAGACTTGCTTTCTGTCATCTCCCAGATCGATCTTCCGCATCGTGGGGGTGGAGTTGGTCGTGATAATGTTTGTCAAGAACCCTCCTAATGATCAAGGACAGTGACATTCCGGTTATGCGAGACTCCCGTTCGAGCAGCATCTTTTGGTTCGGAGTCACTGAGACATTTAGAGGAACCTTGAGTTCGGTGCTCTTTGGTCTTGCCATAGGTCTACATTGTACCACATGCGGGGCGAGATGTCAAGGAGTTTTTCAGTTAGAAATTGTTAGGAGAACGGTGGATGAATCCTATTACAATCTTCCGTACTAAGCATCATCTCACTCAGATGGAGCTGGCGAACCTTCTATATATGAATGCTCAAGCGGTGTTTCTTAATGAACAGGGCGTTTATGAGACTGTGCTGCCCCGAATTGAGCGTTTCATGGTAAAGGAGGGGGAGGACCCTAATGAAATTTATAAGAGTTATCGGGACTTTGTAAAGGAGAAAAGACGGTGGTTTGGAGACCACCATGGTCTCCCATCTTGGACTGTCGGGTCACTTGGCCCCCCTGTAGGAAGTCCCATGGAGGAGTTTCACAAACATTTAAACATATCTCGCATGAGATTTTGTAAGACATTGTGTGTTCATCCGGCGAAAGAGTTGGCCATTGAATGTGGCAAGACAAGAGGGTTAGGCCTCCAGATTCAGACAGCATTTCAAGACGCTCAGATGCCTCAATCAGTGATTGATGAACTTGAGTATCGCGTTGCAGAATATCACGGAGCTCTTGTGTAATGTCAGTTTCAGAACAAATGATAAATGTCCTTTCTTATGTGGAACAGGTGTATTGGGAGGACGGTCAGATACCGACTGATGAGAAAATTGCTGAAATGGTCGGTTGTGACATATCTTATGTGAAGAAATGCTTTAAAAGTGAGCAATTTAGGGACGCAGCTTATAATCGAGGCATCAGCCTGGGGAGAGATGACCCTGGTGAGGAAATCCTCTCCTTCGAGCAGCTTACGGCCGTTTCCGTCCTCCTGAACACCTATGATCGCCGATCTATGCGGGAAAAGTTGGATTTTGTGGGTATTTCTACCCAAAAACTCAATTCTTGGATGAGAGATCCGAAATTTGCGGTACATTTGCGTAAAAGAGCCGAAAAACAGTTCGCAGAGTCGGATACGAAGGCTTATATGTCGATTATCAAGGGAATGGAGGATGGCGACCTTAAGGCGACCCAACTTTTCCTTGAAATGCGTGGTCTATACAATCCTAGAGTGGATGTCAACATAAATGTGGATAGTGTTCTCACGAGGGTTGTTGAAATCATCAGCAAACACGTTAAAGATCCCGCTATCCTGGGCGCTATTGCTGATGATCTCGAGATGCTAGATGGAGTAAGGCCTCCAGTGCCGGTTGCTCCTACTCGACCTGAGCCGATAACTGTGAGCTCTCAGGAACTTCCAGAATTGACATATTGAGGTATTATGACTTCTCAATCACTAGTAGATCAACAACGGATTTACTGGAATGCGACCAACACTCAATCTATTCAAGACGCTATGTATTATAATACTCCTACTGGTGGTACAGGCGGAGGTAATATGCCGGCGGGAGGTGTCGCTGGTCAGCTCTTGATGAAGAATAGCGGTACTGACTACGATAGTGGTTGGAAGTCAGACCTCTCGCTTCCAAATACTACGGTGGTAAATGGCTGTACGTTTAGTGGTGGCGTTGTTCGTAAAGTATTTGGTGAGATTCTTGATCGTACCTATACGCAGACGGCTGGTGGAATTTTTACCCAGCTCGCTGTTGGTTCTAACGGTGTTGATATTACTACATTGAATGGTTCGCAAAACGTCAATGTTCTGAATACTCGAGGTAGCCCTCCTAACGGTGGCACGGTGGCTGTTGCTAATCGTGGCTCATTTACGTATGCGACGTGCACTCAGGGTGGTACGACGTTTAATAATTGTACGTATGTTCCTGGCTCTTCTACTGGTACGCCAGTTATGGCGACAAATGATTGGGTAACAACTCAGCCGTCTACTGATCCTATGTTGTGGACAGCACTTGAGATTAATCAGAATCCGACAGTAAATTACGATCCTGGCTCTGCTGTTGGTGGTCCGACTCCATATACAAAGAATGCTTCTGGCGGTTATGGTGCGGCACCAGCTACTTCCCCTCGTGCTATTATTAATATGGAGGGGACTATGCTATTTCAGACTGCCCCCTCAATTGGGTTAGGACTCGGTCCTGCTGTTCAAATGAACATGGTTTTCCGTAATGATCCGACTATTAATGCACCACCTCTTATTCCTGAGGGTTTTGTAAATGGCCCTCAGATTGTTGCTGATACTCAGGCTATGACGTGGCCACTTTCAGCATCGATCAATGTACCTGGCGCATCTCAATTCTGGCACGTTGGATTTTGGGATTCTCTTGTTTCTGATGTTGCTAATGGTGGATCGCTCTCTGGCCTACAGGCTGTTAGTTATACGTCTAATCTTTTCTTGTATGACTCAACCAATGCGACGTTCCGAGTTGGTTTTTACTTTAATGATACTTCGATTAACGTAAAAAATACTCATACGCCAACGTTGACTACACAGGTTGGTTTGCTTATTGGTAAGGTTAATGCAAGTGGTAACCTCCTTGATCCAGTAACGAAGCCTGTTGGAGCTACAAACAACTTGGGCATAGTGAATGCTTCTACGACTGTTTGGGTTCCAGATGCTCAGACAGTTACAGCAGGATTCACTGTTACTGCTAAGTCTACCAGCGTTCGCCTTACCTCGGCTGGAGCTGTTTCGGCTGTTACTGCCTCAGCGGTGATTGCATCTCCTATTGCGTATGCTGATGGGACGATGTGTGTTATTGTAAATGCCAATACAAACTCGGCAAATACGATGACATTTACTACAGGCGGTTCAACTAACCTCATTCTAGGTGGTATTACACGAGTTCTTGGAGCTGGTGGTTCGCTTAGCTTGAAGTACAGCTCGGTTGCTAATGGTTGGGTAGAGATTGGATTTTCGCCTGGTAATGGCGGTCAGCACTCTGCGACTGGTTATCTTACTACGGATGGAACTGCTTCTCACGGTAGTGCTCTGCTATCTACAAATGGATTTGGTAGTAGTGTATCTATGAAAGGTAATAGTAATGATGGTAACCCATCTATTACTCTTTCGACTTTGACTACATCACTTGCATTTGGTCCTGGCGGTGGTACAGGTACCGATGTTACTGCTGCTGCTCGTTCTGGCGCTAACGGTGTTCAATATGGTGGCTCTGGTAAATTGATTGCCTTCTATGGCGGTTCACCAGTTGCACAGCAAACTCGAGCTGGTCAGCTTACTGGTGCGTTTGGCACTACTGGCTCTGCAATTGTGGACGTAGGTTCGTCATTTAGTCAGGCGAATATTAACAATAACTTCCGTGCGCTTGAGGATGCATATAATCGACTTGAGACTATTGTTCACAATGTCGCCCTGTCTACCTGAGGAACGATATGGCAAAGATTTTTGATGCTTCAACACCGCCGTCACCCGAACAGCATGAGATTCTTAAGCAATGGTTAGAGTCTCCCGATGTTGACCTGTACCAATATCTTCTTAAGTCAGCTACTCTATCTGACGATGGTAAGAAGATTGAAGTAGTTTACGTCGATGGCGAAGATAAGACGGTATCGTTTCCTGCTGGAGATGGCGCAGCAGCCTTTGAAGAGGTATAATGGAAGAACGACAATTCATTATCAATGAATCTTTGCTTGCTGCCGTAATTAACTTTATGGGTGAGCAGAAATTTTCCGAGGTGTATGGCTTGGTTGGTGCCCTGCAATCCCTTCCTCCTGTAGAAAATAAGCCTACTTCGTTGGTACAGATTGGTGAGGAGCCCTACACCGTAGCAAAGCCGGAACCTGTTGTTGAGGTTGATCTTGACGTCGGAGCTTAATGCCTAAGACGAAGATTAAAAGTAATCGAGATTTCTTTCAGACGGTAGCGTCTTCTCTTCGTCGAGCGGCGGTAAGGCCAAATATCAATGGGTACCAACCTCACCCCAAGCAATTGGATTTTCATGAATCTTCTGCTCGGGGGAGGTTGTTTATTGGTGGTAACCGTTCTGGCAAAACAGTTGGAGGAGGCACAGAAGCCGTATGGCGATCGTTGGGTAACCATCCTTTTCTTCCTGTTACTCCTTCTCCTACTTACGGACGTATTGTTGCTGTTGACTTTCTCTATGGGGTAGAGAAGATTGTTCGCCCTGAGATAGCTCGTTGGATGCCTTCGTCTGAGATTAAAGGTGGGTCATGGGAGTCAGGATATAGTAAACAGGAACGTACACTATATCTTGAGAATGGCTCGATGATTGAGTTTATGTCCTACGATCAAGAGCTCGAAAAGTTTGCGGGCACAAGTCGTGACTGGACTTGGTTTGACGAGGAACCGCCAGAGGATATATTTACAGAATGTAAGCTTCGTCTCGTCGACACGGCTGGTTATTGGTGGATTACCATGACGCCAATTGAGGGCATGACGTGGGTGTATGATAACATTTATATTGCAGCTCGTACTGATCCTTTGATGCACGTTACAGAGGTTGATACAACCGAAAATATAACTCTAAATCAAGGGGAGATTGAGGTTGTTCTTGCAGGACTCTCCAAAGATGACCGGGAAGCTCGTATTCACGGTAAGTTCGTTCGGCGTGGTGGTCTCATATATCCACATTTTAGTCCGCGAAACATATTGCGTCCAATGCGTTCCCAAGATTTTAACCCAGAGGACTGGCTTCATTTCGCTATGATGGATCATGGATTTAATAATCCTACAGCCTGGCTATGGGGAGTGTGCTCTAAGGATGGTGTAATCATAATTTATGATGAACACTACGAATCTGGTCTCGTGGTACAAGAACATGCGAAGGTGGTATTGGAGAAGAAGAAGCACCACGAGATTCCCGATTCGTATAACGTGGGTGACCCTTCAATTAAGAATTCCGATCCCATTACGGGTACATCGGTTCTTCTTGAATATGAAGAAAACGGAATCCCCATCGTACTCGGAAATAATGATGTCGCTGCGGGAATCCAGGTTGTCGCCCGAAGAATTGGAACAAGTGAGATTCCAGCTAGACTTTATATCACCCAAAATTGTCGAATGACTCTTTGGGAGATGGCGCGTTATCATTGGTCCGTTTGGGCTAATAAGAGAGATGAAACACAGAAGAATAAGAAGGAAGAGCCACACAAGAAGGACGATCACGCAATGGATGCGCTCCGTTACGGCTGTGCATCACGCCCAATGGTCGAAGACCAGAGTATTCCAGAGGATATTCAGCGACCCCGCGGTAACCTACCTGTAGATCCTTATAGTGGACCTGGCCTTGTGGACGTAGGAGCTGCGAGACAGCAGTCAGAGAAGGTTTTCGACGAGATACTCGGAACGGAGTGGTAATGTTCGATATCAAGCTCAACGGAGAGAGCATCCACAAGATCGAGGATGATGAGGGTAGAGTTACTCGCATCGCGATTATGGATTTTCATGGTGTCATCGGTGAGAAGCCTGTTGATCCGAATGATGGTGAAATTAACATCATTATGGAGTTCGCAGACAAGCGGCTTCGACCTCTTCTTGACGTTCAGAATGAGTTGAATCCAAAGAACGTTACTGAGGATCAGGTGGATGATATGTACCCGGAGACTCAGCCGAACGTTGAACAAGATATTCTTACCAACGATACTACGACTACTAACGAGGGTATGACTCCTGACGTTGGTCCTGGTACTGTTTCAGGTGAGTCCGAGGAACCAGCTCCGGCTGAGCACGCTAAGAAGGCTGCGAAGAAGGCTGATCTTTGAATAACTTCTCAATTCTTGAATATCCGATAGCTGCGCCAGGTCAGTGTATGCTCTGCGGTGCGTCTGATAACCGGGAGTGGTGGCTTGACTTGGATAGGTCGGAAGAATTTTATGGGGCGCAATACATTTGCTCGAGTTGTGTTGGTAGTATTGTTGATGTCTGCGGTTTTGCTAGTCCTGCTAAGGTAACGATTATGCAGGCTGAGTTGGATGCTGCTCGAGATATTAGTTATGAACTTCGGATTGAGAATGACGGATTGAAAGATATCAAGCGTGGACTCTCTAAGTTGGGTGTTACTTTCCTTGGCGATTCTGGTAATCCTACTGTTGATGATGACTCTCTTCTTGTTTTGGAAGTTGATGGAACAGCAGAATCAGACTTACCGGGAGGAAAGGCGGGATTGGGCAATGGAGAAGGAACGTCTGATGAATCGGGTGATGACTCAGACGTGGGAGTCCTACACACAGATGGCCCTGACTCAAAATCCCCAGCCGTTTGAACCTATTTCAAAGGGTATGAGTGACGAGGAAGAAATGCGACGCATTGGTCTTGATCCTAGTGGTATTGGGGAGGTGATTTATGACCTCGACGATGGACTCCTTGGCGGTATCGTCCCAGAACGGGAGTTCCAAGAAGAGAATTAAGGAACTAACGGGTCAAGCTAATCAGGATATTTTTTCGTATTGTAAGAAAGGATACGAGCAGGCACGTCAAAGTCGTGTAAGATTTGAACGTGAGTGGTATTTGAATCTTGCGTTCTATTTCGGTAAGCAATGGGTAACGTGGACGAGTGGTGGTAGTGCACTCTCAAACACTAACTATTTGTCACGCCTCCATGAACCTAAAGCTCCACCGTGGCGCGTCCGCTTGGTCTCGAATCGTGTGAGGAAAATCGCTCGCACCGAAATGTCGAAGTTAACGAGGGAACACCCGACAGCCTTCGTTATTCCCGACACCTCAGACGATTCGGACCTCGCGGCCGCGCGAGCTGGCGAAGCTGTTTTTGAGCATGTCAGCCGTGAGGTCGAGCTGCCTAAACTAACTCGACGGGCTGTATTTTGGGCAGTTGTATGTGGTTCTGGCTTCTTGAAAGATTGGTGGGACGACAGCTATCAGGATTCTCAATGTAAAGGAAGAATTATAGCTGATGTTGTCTCACCATTCCATCTTCTCGCTCCTGACCTACAGGAAGAGACTCTAGAATATCAGCCGTTCATTATTCATGCGACAGCAAAAGATCCCTCATGGGTGTTTCGTAACTATGGGATTTCTGTTCCTGCTACGTCAGACGCTTCTGCTGATGTTCTAGAGTCTCGATTTCTTCGAGCCCTAGGAATTCAGGATAGTCGAAAGCGATTCTGCTCTGTTAAGGAGATGTGGCTCAAGCCTTGTAAGTATTTGCCAATGGGTGGAGTAGTTACTTGGGCAAACGATCAACTTTTGAATGTTGTCGACTTTGAGAATCCTCCGAAGGAAGATAAAGAGGATGTTGAGCAGAATCCTATGCTAGCTCAGGTTCAGCCTGGATGGTGTTATGAGCATGGGGAATATCCGTTCACCAAGATTGATAATATTCCGGCTGGACGATTCTACGGTGACTCGATCCTCGTCGATCTTATTCCCATCCAACGGGAATATAATCGAACTCGATCCCAACTTATTGAAGATAAGAATAAGATGGCCAGACCACAGCTTATGGCTCAACAGGGTTCTGTTGATCCAAATAAGATAACGTCTGAGCCTGGTTTGATTATTACCTACAAGATGGGCTATCAGCCCCCAACTCCTCTTCATCCTGCTCCTGTTCCGGCTTATGTCACGCAAGAGCTTGACCGTTGTATTAATGATTTGAATGACATCTCGGGACAACATGATGTCTCGCAGGGTACCGGAACCATTCAAAGCAATGATGCAGCTACGGCCATCTCTTACATGACGGAGCAGGACGAGACTGTCCTCGCCTACGCAATTGCGTCCATCGAAGATGCCCATGAGAGAATCGGAAGGCATATTCTGCATCTAGCAAACCAATTCTGGGGAGCTCCCAGGACTGTGCGTACCCTGGGCGAGGACAGTCAGTTCGATATAGTTCAGCTTTCACGAGCTAATCTTAAGGGTAACACAAATCTTAAGGTGGAAGCTGGCTCAGCAATGCCTCGTTCCCGTTCAGCGAAGCAGGCTTTTATTATGGAGCTTGGTAAGATGAACTGGATACCCCCAAACAAGGCATTGCAGTATCTTGATATGGCTGAGACTGGTCAGCTATATGAGATGCTATCCCTTGATCAGCGCCAAGCACAGCGTGAGAATATTCGGCTGATGCAGGACGACCCTTCTGTAGTTGTTAATACATGGGATAATGATGAGGCTCATATTGATGAGCATAATAATTACCGTAAGAAACAGGAATACGATAAGGCAAATGATCAGCAAAGACAAGCTTTTGAGGATCATGTGAACGCTCACATGCAACAGATGGCTTCAAAGCAGGGTG